GTAGAACGAATATAAGGTGTTATCGGAATACGAAAAAGTTCAGTATCTGGTGATTGTCCAACGTTCCAAGTGAATCTTGTAACAAGACTCTCTTTTGAGCACAAATAAGGAATAGACATTTCATCTTTCCCGTCTAATCCTACTGTGCGTGGGTCAATAGTGTTCTCGGCTTTTATATCCAAAGTCAATGGACGAGCCATATCCTTGTCATTTGTTGTTGCAAGGGTGCCGAGATGCCTGGCACGATAGTCGGCTAGATCATATGTTCCTCTAGGCTTTGAAAATCCAAAGAGGTCTGATAATCTGCCTACCATTCGTGCAACTTCTTCTGTGGCTCTAGCGTACGGTCCAATAATAGGCGCATGAGAAAGCATTTCTGCGGTATCTCCTACTGCAGTTGCTACCTTACTCACGACCTTCTTTTCATTCTCGCTGGATTGACCAACGAATGTGTTAGAAACACTCGAAGTAGGTTGCATGAGTTTAGGTTCTTCCATCCATGCAAAAACTGAAACTGTACATTGTGCTGTTTCTCCGGCGGCATGCTTCAAAGTAGAAGCTGGAGTCAGCGTAATTTCTCCCAAACTATCCCACTCATGAGTTGGAATATTTACAGCATTATAAGGCCAAAAGAATGGCAATACAAGTTCTCCTCCTGATGAAGTGGTTGGATTGAGATAGATATGCTGTCGTTGCGATAAACGACATAATCTGCTTGTAGTGTTGGGTGGGGCAAAATCATCATAAGCTCTCAAAGGATGGTAAGCAACCAAACCTTTTCCATATAAAAATGGTGAACCATTAATAACAAATTTAACACACAACTTGCCTTTAAGCAATTTGTAATTCGCAATCTTTCGCATAACTGTGGGATGAGATAGAAAAGCATCCCACGGGTTAATCTCCTCAACGGAAAAACCCGTACCAGTCCAAGTCGCATCTGCGATCTTGACTGGCCTCTCAAGGAAGTCTCCCAATTGCATTCCTGCGTGGGAAGCAGCTTCCATGCTGTTATCTTGACCAGTTGATTGTGAGTGTGTCCATCCCTGATCATTGAATTTGAACATCACTGTTTCTTTATCTTGTGTAGTAAGTCTAATATACATATAAAAATACAAGGGCAAACTCAAACCTATGTACATGTCTTCCACGTAACCGTCTGCATACTTAAATGCGGGTGGCCGTAGCGACGACGGTCGCATCCGAAGGCGTCTCTTCCTGATCCGTGGGCCTTTCGGAAGATCCGTTATTCTCGACGGAAGCGGGAGTGTTTGCTATGCTACTGCCGCCAGACTCCAAACTGGCGTAAGGCACCTTAACCTTGGCCTTAACTAAGGGTTTTTTCCGGAACCACGGGCAACATGTGGATGAATGGCAGCATTCAATCTCAACAATAAGATCATGACCTGCTACTGTACCATCAATGTCGCCGGCATGTGCGACAAAAGTCTCTTCCTCTGGAATAGTTTCTAACTTTTCCTCAATGACTTTTCCGAAAATCGCTTTTTGTTGGGAATTACTCATCTTTGGAATGAGGCCAACCAAATATGGTTTTTCTCTTTCCTGATATTCTTTGTGTCTTTTCCCGGAGTCCACAGCCCATCTGATCACATAATCGTCATATTCCATCCACAAATTTGGAACATTCAACTGATAATGGAAAGCTAGGTCAACTACGAACTTTTTGAAGTCGTTGAATTCGTTTCGGCTATACAAACTCATCTCGCCCAAGACGGCACTCAAGGACTGACCCAACTGATTCTCCTTCGTTTCGACCTTCGAAGGAAGATAGTAAAGGAGAGACTTGTACAACGACTTTCGATCCAACTGTCCAACAATTGCGTTCCTGAGTGGACAGTGGTTGAAGATCCGCTTCAGAAAATCTTCCTTGAAAACGTTCTGAAACGGTGTTGGCTCTGCTTCCTTGTCAGGCATGGTAATTGTAATACCATAATCTTTCAAGACAGCTTGAACAGTTAGGAAGTCGTAATCAAGCTCTTCCTTGTTCTTGAGCGTCGAAGCTAGGTCATCTCCAAGATGAATACTACGAATGTAGTCAAGTCCCTTCAGTCCTTTCTTATTGTCAGGATCTTCAATTGCATAGAATGCAATCAACAAAAGCATTAATCCCGCAACAGAGCCAGCGGCTGCTGTGCAAAGATTTCCACTAGTATGATCAAAATTCAATTGCATCAAAGTTCCATTAAAATGAATGAACGGAGTGGTCTTTTCATCAATCATGGTAGTCATAATGTCAATGTCCTCTTGTGTGTATCCAGGCATTTTCTTAGCAATATCAAGAAATACTTG